TGACATAGTTCATTATTTTTTCCATTCTCGGTAAATATTTTGGTACTTGTCGCTGGTTTTTAAATAGTGTGATAATAATCGTGAGGTTAATCTAGAAGGTTTAAAATACCATAAGTCAGAATTTTTAAAACGTGCAGTTTGTTTAAACCACATCCAACCAAAAAAATAACCTTCCGTATGATAATTAAAGTTATAAATAACTTTTCCTTTCTCTTTAGTTTTTTGCCAGTCGATTGGTAAGTTAACAAATTCTTTTCCATCAGCTAATTTTACCTTTCTTCTTTTCTTTTTATTGATTGAGAACTCTCCAAATCCATAAGGCAGTTTTGCTTTATCACCTGTCTCTAATATATACTCTTTGAAGAATTCATTATAAGTGTAAATGATATTTCTCCATTCATCGTATGTAAGTTTTATAGAGGAATGTTTTTTGCAAAACTGATTATAGTTGTCTTTGCTAGAGCTTCTCCAATCAATTTTTGTTCTCATTAATTAGTTGATTTTGAATTTGGTGCTTGTCCATCTATTCCTTCTTGACTAGTATCAGTTTTAAGATTGAAATATGTAGATAGTAGTTTTTGAGATGTAAGTTGTAATGTTTGTTGTTCTAAGTATCCAGGAAGGGGAAACTCTTTGTCCAAAGGATTCTTACAGATTTCTTCAGTAGTGTATTCTGGAGTTCCACATCCGCATTCTGGATACATGATTTCATTCTCTACATCTTCTTCAAATAATGCAACAAATCTAATTGCTTTAAGTAAAGGATTATTTACATATAGATATCCATTAGATATCCAATAGTATTCTTCTTTTTTAATTATAGGAAGTTTTAAAAGATTCAAATATCTGTTAATAGTTATTTCTTTTAATTTCTTTCCTTGGCCACTCATAGCATTGATAGAATAAACCCCTTGTATCACATATTGATAATTACCTTCTGATATACGTGGAAGTTTAAACTTGGTTCTAGCTATGCTACATTCATCTACATAATTACAACATTCAGAAATAGATACCTCTATCATTTCTAAACAAGGGATAGTAGTAAATAATGTATCAGTTGCCCAAAGTTTTCTTAAATTGGTTTCTCTCTTTATAAGTAATAGAGCATTGTTTCTGATCTCAGAAGCAATAGCTCTATCTGTAATAAGACTATCAGTAGAAAGTATCTTGTGGACACTTCTAACATCTGATACTAATTTTCTTAATGTTGCCATAATTATATTCTTGTTTCGAATTCAGCTATCTTACCTAGATTAAGATCATAGACTAATGCTAAGGCAGCTCTAACTGAATGTACGTAATTGTTATCTAAGTGCCATCTGTCAGTTCCTGACAAGCTAGGCATTTGTTGTATTCTTACTCCCTTAACCTCTTTAGCCATATAGTGATGTTTATCACCTGTATGAACCTCTCTATAAACAGCATTACCAAACTGATGACTATATTTTGGATGTGTTGCAAATAATAATGGAAGATCTTCTATCTTACAGTTACCATGGTGCCATCCAATAAATGTATTCCCTAATGTCAAACCTTTAACAACACTGTGCTCTCTGATAAACTCTACATCCAATGCATCTTTAAAAAATACATCTAGTGCATGTGCTAGATAAAAAGATTTAGTTCTGTCATGATTTCCTTGTACCAACACTACTTGTACAGTGCTAGAATGTTTTCTCAACATATTGATTGTATCTACAAGGATAGCAAATCCTAGTTCATACTCATCAGCATAATCCATTATAGTATCTTGTGGAGTACCGTTTGTGGTTTGATGTTGATAGTTATCAGTATGGAAATAATCATTCGATATAGGAAGAACAATAGTGTTTATATTGTAACAAGCTTCTACTTTATCAATCAAAGACTGAGCCACAGTAACATATCTTAAAGCTCTTGTGGTTACATCATTATCACCATCTACAGTTCTTTTAGCTAAGTGATAATCAGATATAGATATTTCTACATCTACGTAGTCTTTACTATTACTACGATCTACTTTGGTGATTGATATATTATTTGGTTTGTAGTTTTCTAAAAACTTAGCAAAGTCTTCAGGTGAGTAATCTTTTGCTTCTTTCTTCTTGGAGAAGACTGAGGAAGTAAACTTCCCACTTGGTAACATCTTAGACCAGTAGTTTGTTATAACATACTTATCTAAGTTTATCTTATGTAGCTTAGCTAGTTCAATATCATCTTTAGGTTCAAAGTCTGTGACTATTGTACTTTCTATTGTACCTCTTTCAACATTTACTTTGCGTTCTCCTGTGTAGTTTGTTAATACAGTTTCTGTATCTTTTTCTCTAAGTTCCTTCATGAGCTCATTGACCTCAAATTCACTTATCCCTAGTTTCTCAGCGTAGAATTTTTTACTTTTCTTCTGACTTAATAACTCTTCTAATCGGTGTAACAAGCTTTGATTTTCAGACATATGTACTCATATTAGTTAAAAAATATTGTAAAGATAAAGAATAGTTTTTATATATTCCAAATAATTTTAGTTAGAGTTGTAATTATTTATAACTAAAATAGTTATAAAACAAAAACTCCCTAGACAAATGCCTAGGGAGAAAACCTTGTAAAACCAACAAAACAAGAGTTTTTTATTTATCTTATGAACAATACCCTGAATTTATCACAACTCCATTTGTAGCAACATATGCCCAAGCATATATTGGACCTGGAGTAATAGTATAACCATAGTATGTAGGAACAGGCCATGTGGCAGGATTAGTTAATCCTGGTCCATTGTATATTGTGTCACCAGGATTAAGATAAGAACTTGTAGAATATCTTGTAGCTATCGGATCAAGTCCAGCAACAATTGATGCACAAGCTGCTAAGTCAGTACTACTACCAAATAATGTCATTGTTATTGCAACAGGAACAGGTAAGGTAGTACTAGTTGATGTTGTTGATGATGTTGGTGTTGCATCTAACGTTATATCTATATAGTTAGTACAGTCTCCTGTTGATAGCACTCTAATCACTGTTGTGTAATCAGGAACTAAAGCAGAAGAATATCCTGCTAATAAAGAAGCTTTAGAGACTCCTGTTTCAAATGCTGATGTAAATCCATCTATATTTGAATACAAGTTGAAGGGACCTGAATCAGTCCCAGCAACTGTTAATGTTATTAATACTGTCATACATTATTGATTTTTAAATTAAAGTGTACAAGGACCCAATATACTTACTACTGGACCAATTGATGTTACTGAACCGAATATTCCACAGAAAGGAGCACTAATCTCACCAAGAGCTACTACAAATGATTGAGGATTACCATTACAATCAATATAATAAACTGTTCCACCAGCACCTGTACCATCTGCAGAGAATTCAGTACATTCACCTGTACAAGGTGCTGTTGTTACATTTGCACTACTACTAGCATTAGTTTCTATTCCACCATCTAGGTAATATGCACCTGTATAGCTTATTGCACAAAATGCATTAATGTATGTACCTGAATTACTTTGAACATTTGTTTGTGTAATTCCATTACAATCTTCATATACAAAATAAACATTTCCATCATCTGACGCAATAAGATCAGATTCTTCTACAGTAACATTATAAGCATAACAATTTGGTGCTACTGTAGTAGTTGTAGTTGTAGTTGTAGGAGTTGGTGTACAGCATGGGCCATAACTTATTACCTCAAAGGATACACTTGATGATAATGAATTTCTATCCACACATTCAGGTTCTCCAAGACCAACAAATAAATTTGGACCTTCATTTAGAAATATTGATTTAGGTGTACCAAAACAATCTTGATAGTTAAATGTACCAGCTGCAGTCATACCAATGCTTACATACTCAACACATGGACATACAGTGGTAGTTGATGTTGTTGTGCTAGTTGATGTACTTGTGCTTGTACTAGTGCTGGTTGAAGTACTACTTGATGTACTGGTACTTGTACTGGTACTAGTAGAAGTACTTGTACTGGTTGATGTACTTGTTGAACTACTAGTTGTAGTAGTTGTAGGAACAGCTGTTGTGCTAGTAGAAGTTGTTGTACTTGTACTAGAACTACTAGTGGTTGTTGTTGTTGGAATTAAATTGATATTTATATCAATGTAATTTGTACACCATCCTGTAGATACTACTCTGATTATAGTTGTCCCTTCAGGAACAACAGTTGATGTATAACCAGCTGTTAAAGCAGCTGCAGATATACCTGTTGCAAATGGTGTTACATATCCATCTGTATTTGAATATAGATTAAATGGACCAGCATCTCCGCCAGTTGGTATAGTTAATGTTATTAATGCTATCATAATTATTTGATTTTAATAAGTTCCAGTAAATAGAATAGTTACGTCTTCTGATCCTGTTACTATTCCTGCAATGTTTAATGTTATAAAAGGTGTTCCATAAGTTACATATTGAATCACTCCAGTTTGACCAGTTACATCTATTGTAAAATAATATGTTGCACCTGGTATAACTGTTATCCAAGAAAGATTCAAAACTAATGTTGCAGTGTATGGAGAATCAATTGCTGTAGTTCCATCAGAAGTTGGAGGTGTAGCCACATATTGTCCACCACCAGAAACTATTGGAAATACGCAAGTTGTTGCACCTGTGCAACTTACAGGTTCTCCATTTAAGTTATTAATACTTGTTATTCTAACATTTGCATTTACACTATCAAGATCCCAAGTTCCTGATAAAGGATTTGTTGGTACAGGTGTAGTAGTACTGGTAGTTGTTGAACTTGTACTACTAGTTGTACTTGTTGTACTTGTTGAAGTACTTGTACTTGTAGATGTGCTAGTACTAGAACTACTAGTAGTGGTAGTTGTAGTGATTAAATCTATATCTAGAATAATAAAGTTTGTACATATTCCAACAGATACTACTTTAATACTTGTTGCATTGTCAGGAACAGTTGAGCTATAACCAGCCTCTAATTGTAATGCAGATACACCTGTTGCAAACGGAACTGTATATCCATCTACATTTGAATAAAGATCAAATGGTCCTGCATCACCTCCAGGAGGAATAACTAATGTTGTTACTATTATCATACTGATTTATTATTAATTGATTTTAAATTAAGGTGTGCAAGGTCCATCATATGTTGTTGTAGTTTCTCCTGTACCTACTACTGAGTTTAATTCAGCACAAAATGTTTGAGAATCAAATCCTGATACCCCACCTATAGTACCTGACTGAGGATCTCCATTACAATCAGTATAAGTATAAGTTTGTCCTGATCCTGAAGTAGTAGCTACAGTGTATTGTGCACACGCAATAGTGGTGGTTGTAGTAGTAGTTGGTTCACCACAACTTAAACTAATAAGAGTTATAGTAATACCTGGGTCTGTAGTAACTGAACCTTCTAATGCACAGAAAGTGTAAGCTGGACCACCAGCATATTCATAAGTTGCAGGATTTCCATCACAATCAGTCCAATTAATAAATCCTAATCCACCAGTTGCCTCATAAGTTACACATAATGTTATAGGACGTTCTGTAGTAGTACTTGTAGTAGTTGATGTAGAAGTACTTGTGCTAGTACTAGTAGAAGTTGATGTGCTAGTACTTGTAGATGTACTTGTGCTACTTGAACTTGTTGTTGTAGTTGTAGGACCTGGAACTTGATGAGTTTCTCCACTAAAACTACATAATGGTAATTCGTCAGCTTCTCCAGTAAAATCACAAGTTGGTAACTCATCTGCAACTCCAGTAAAATCACATATAGGACAACATATATTCAATTGATTTTGAATATTGGTTATATCTTCTGTTATAACCATTACATCTTCTGTAAGATTCATTACATCTTCTGTAATAGAATCAACATTAGCTTTTACATTACATATAACAGCATCAAATTTAGCAAGGATAGTATTTAGTCCATCACATGTATTTACATCTGTACAAGGAAGTGGAGTGCTATCGTATGTGACAGCACTTGTTCCTTTTATTGTTGTATTATTTATGTTTGAGCAATTAGCCATTATATAATTTTATTTAATATTTATACAGGTACACATTCTCCATTCACTGAACAAGCAGTATATAGTACATTATATGCACTAACTGTAGCTGGATAGTAAATTGGAACATTATTTTTATAATAGAATAACTGTATCGAACTTACTGCACTTGTTAGAATACAGAAACCATCTGAAGTGAAAGTTGAGTATTCTGCAGATATATCACCACCTTCACAAGCTGAATCTTTAGCAGTTTGTAAATACACTTTACCATCACGTCCAGGATCTGTATTACCTGTAGCATCATCTATATCTGCTTGATTTATGGCAACTTGGAAACATGTACAAGGTCCAGCAAATGTTGTTGTAGTAGTTGTAGTTGGTTCCAATGTAGTAGTTGTTGTAGTTGTGCTACTTGTACTAGTAGTAGTAGTTGTAGGCTCAGCTGTTGTAGTTGTGGTAGTGGTTGGAATACACTCACCATTAACTAAACAAGGAGTTCCTAAATTAACAACTTCACTTTGTATACTAGTTACTGTCTCATTATCTTTTAAATATGTTAATTCAAGAGTAGGAATTACACTTGCTTTTAAGCAATATGTATAAGTTCCTGCAACTGTAAAATAAGCAGGAGGATCTTCTCCAGATGATTGTCCTTCACAACTAGCACCTTTCTCTGGCCATAAAACAACTGTACCATCAAAGAATGATAGAGTGTTTCCTGTAGCATCATCAATATCATCTTGACTAATAACTATATCTACACAATTACAACCTGATATAGTAGTAGTTGTTGTAGTTGTTGGTGCTATTGTAGTTGTAGTGGTTGTCGTTGGTTCTACATCACAACAAGGAGCTCCTGTTGAAATTGGAACATATATAGGTTGTTCTGTAAAATCAATCATTCCTAGTGCAACTACACCCACAAGATAATTCACACAACCTAATGAATAAACTCCAGGAGTGTCATATGTATTAATGAATGGATTAGTTACACAATCATTATATAGCACTGTAATTTGTCCATCATCTGTAGTAGCTAATGTTTCTGATAATATAGTAATTTCAGTATCATAACAATCACATAAAGATATTGTAGTAGTTGTAGTAGTAGTTGGTTCTGCTGGACATGCTCCATCAATACAATTTGCACCAATAGTAATAGTTACAAGAGGGTCACTACCAAATCCATTAGATCCGCAAACTTGAATAGTTTGATCTGGATCAATATTTATAGGTCTACTGATAGAACCATCACAATCTGTATAAGTTATAGTATGAATGTTAACATCTCCATTATGGAAAGTTAAACACTCACAAGCACTAGCTGTTGTTGTAGTGGTTGTGGTTGGTACAATAGTAGTGGTAGTTGTTGTTGTAGGACCACAAGGACCGTTTGGTGTAACAATCACTGTACCTGGAACAGTTAGAGGACTATCTGTTTCAACACAAATATTTGTTTCTCCTGGTAATAATACAATTGCTTCTTGTTCTCCTGTAATACAATCAGTAATAATGATAGCTACAGGAGCATCTCCAGTATTATCTAATGAGAAGCTTTCACAAGGAGTTGCTATTGTAGTAGTAGTGGTTGTAGTAGTTGCAGAACAACACTCACCTAATGTATTATATATATTAATTATATCACCATTAATAGCAATCACTTGATTAGTAATGTTAGTAACTTGATTATTTAAATAATTTATTTGTGTTAATAAATTACAAATGATCTCATCTATCTTTTGTAAGATTACATTAAGTGTATCACATGGTTCAGCTACTATACATGGTAGTACAGGACCATCATATACAATAGTGCTAGATGCAGTTAAATGAGTACTACATGGATCATTGTTATTACAACCACTATTGGTGATTGTAGAACTACATCCACAAGGAGTATTTAAAACTACATCTGTGCAGCAAGGGTTAACAGGTAAAAAAGGATATGCCATCTTGATGATTTATTAAGGTATGTATATAATATAGTAACAACCAATTGCAGGTTGATTATTTTGATGAGGAAGTCCTCCACCAAAACTAGATGCTGTGGAAGCTACGTTAACAGTAACTCCTGTTTGAGCAGAGTCTGTAGCAAAATTACCTTGTGTACTTGCAGCTTCAAAAGCTGGATTTCCTGAACCAGCAGCATTAGTATTAACTTTTAAATTATGTGTATGTCCAGGATCAGTCACACTTACAACATTTGTAATAGTATGTGTATGTGAAGGAATTTGTGTAGGTCCAAGTGTAACTTGATTTAAACCTGTAGTAGTTCCTAATGAGTAAGCAGGGTTACCTGGTACAGCTGGATCAACAGCAGCGTTAAGTGTTCCACCGTTCATTCCTGTAGTAGTTCCTACTAACACTCTTCCTCTTAAATCAGGTACACCTGGATTAGCACCATTACATAAATAAATCTTAACCCAGTTTCCTATACCAGCTCCTGTAGCATCAAAGTTTGAAAGATCTGGATTGAAATAAGGAACTGCTACATAAGGAATCATTTTAGTACTTACCAATGAACCTGCAGGACTATTATTAATATAATTTGATATATAAGTATCAATGTTAGCTATACTTACATAATTTGTACTAAGATCTAAAGCTAATGCACATAATGTATCTATTGTAGCTTGAAGAACAGCATGTGTTCCTGAAGAAGGTGTTATAGAAGGTGTTCCATCTACAAGACATTTTACACTATAATCAGCCTCAATTACATCTATATCATTATTGATTATCACTATGTCTGCAACTATAGCATCTACTTGTTCTTGAAGATCACAAGCAGCT